CAAAAGTCCACCCACCATCTGTTGGAACTCCTGAACCATCATCCCAAGTAATAACATTCCCATCAGCGATAGTAGGCGTCCAATTTCCAATTTCATCAGTATCAGTCCATGCAGGAATCCTACCTATACTTCCTGTCCCACAAACCCCACCGCCTCCACCTCCTCCACCACCCGTAATAACTACATTAGATGGGCACCAAGAAGAGCCATTGTATACCAAAAACTGGCCTGATGTTGGGGAGTTAGCACAAATAGGTTCTCCTTGCAACTCAGCAGCGTTGGATCCTCCCGCACCCGCGACTTTGGGAACCCAAGCGTTCAAAGAACTATCCCAAGTCAACACATAAGCATTTGTAGGAGCAACAGCAGATACAGAATATCCTACCAATCCACTAGCGTTCCACTTAGCGGTTTCATTATTTACTTCTAAATAATTTTCGGGAATTATATCAGTGGTTTTTATTTCTTGAAAACCACTGACATTTCCATTGGCATCTCTGCCGAGTCCAATCGGTAAAAAATCGGCCATATCACTTCATTTTCTTTAGATTATCTTCTTTTTTCTCTAAACTCTTTTTCTTTTTACGAACTATATCTTCCTTTTCTTCTGCTTCATCTTCGGTTTCATGAGCTTCTTCATGTTCCGCTTCGATTTCATCTTCTTGATCATCTAGATCAGCCTGCTCCATGTCAATTTCTTCCTCTTCACCTTCGGCTGATTCCTCTTCTGGGGATTCTTCGAAATCTTCCATCTCATCATCAGATTCCTCCCCACCACCTATTTCCATCTTTAATGAAGAAATCAAATCTTCCAATTCCTTCATTTTGCCCATAACTTCTTCTTGAGAAGGTTCCGCTTCCCCAGCCTCAATTTCATCATTCTCTTCTTCGGAGGACATGGATTCTGCACCTGTCATTGCCATAGCACCTTCTTCATCGTCTTCTGGGGTCATGGCTGGAACTTTGACATCATCATCTTCCACGCTCTGTGGGGGAGGAACTTCCATTCCCATGCTAGGTGTTGGTTGAGGTGCGCCTGCACTGGCACCTTTTATCATCCTTAAAACTCCTCCAACCTTATCAAGGTCAGACGCAATTTTTTCAAAATCCAAATAATTGTTCAAGCTCTCGTTTATTAGGATATCGTCGTAACCAGCAGCCATAAAGACTTCTTGTATAACTTCATTGCAATCAATCGCTTCCACACCATTCTTTTCATTTAATGATTCGGAAAGAGACAAGAGAACTTCTCTTTGAACTGATTTCTTGGGGGATATCTTTGCCAAGGTTTCAAATATTACAACTTGGGTATTTAAAAGACTCTTAAAAGTAACTGGGTCTTTTAAATTTTGAACATTTACCCCATACCGTTCATTCAAGTGATTAATCAACTCAGCCTTTAGGGGCTTCTTCATTTCAAAAACCAAAGATGCAAACTTTTGAACATCTGAAATGCTAATATCCTTTACTTTATTCAAATTTAAAGCATTTTTGAATGTTTCGGTTAATTGTTTCTTACTAGCTAAACAAAGATAAGGAACTTCTTCCGCAGCAGATAACAAAGCTTTTTCGATTATTTGTTCATCGGAATAAAGTAACCCAGCTAAATTTTGTATCTTTTCGTTTGATGCCCAGACAGTATCAAAATTAGACTTATGCTCTAACAATTCTTTTTTTACCAACTCATGACGGCAAATTACATCATAAATAGAACTATCTACTGTAGGAGCTACTGCAAAAACGCCTTCTTCGGCCAATATATCGTAATCTGTTTTTGCTAGATCAAATGCTTCTGAAATAGTTTGGGACAATCTAACAGCACTGCGAATTTCTGAAATCTTAGAAATTTTAGATTTGTTTTCTTTTAAGTAATCAACTAACTGGGGAGCAATCTCTAAAAACTTTTGGAATTCGTTGCTCTCAACAATCTTGGATGTTTGGTTAAATCTATTAGCTTTCTCAGTCAACTTAGTTTTAATGTTCTTGAACTTGAGTCTAGATTCCCATAAATAAAGCAAGTCATCAAAAGATGACTTAGCCTTCTTATGAGAATCCTCATAAATATTTTTTACGAAACCGGATATTTTAGAGTCCACTAAAATATCAAATTTGTCATCGCTGGAAAAGGATTCAATATCCTCCACGACTATGTTGTTTAGTTTTAATTGGTCACCAAACTCATAGTTACCTGCGATTACCTTATTGGACTCTGTAACATAGCAGACAGATTTGTCTTCTACATCAATTTTAAATATTGAAACATTTTCTCTTAGGGATCTACCTAAATAATCCCCTAATTTAATTAACTCAGAAACAGTTCTATTACGATTTTCAAATAAATTATCAAACATGATTACTCCTAAGATATTATAAGCCGTCAATTTATATATATGTTACTATTTATCTAACTTTTTTAATTTTGTGTTATATTTTTTAATAATTCTATCAAAAACCATAGCTTTTTCTATATTTTCATTTAAAATGTTAGTTTTTTTCAATTTATTTAAAAAATTAACACTTTCTTGGGGGGCTTCTGTGGGTGGTATGTTTTCTGCACCTTCTATACCATTAGGAGGGGTAGACCCTGTTGGGGGCATAGGGGGTGCGCCTGCTGGAGATGGTGGAGCCATTGCCGCTTGCTCCTCCATTTGAGTTTGTTTTTGGCTTTCTAGTTCTTTCTTTATGCTTTCTATTTCTCTATCAGTTAATTCAAAATATTCTTTATAAATATAGGAATCAGGGAACAACATCAACCCTTTAACTGCTTGGACAACCCTAGTCTTCTGTTCGTCTACATCTAGCCTGCGCTTAGTAAACATATCAGACGGGTCAGGCAATTTAACCTTAACTGAGTTAATTTCAGATTGAGGGAACCCTAAAATAGCCAAATGCCTCTTTGCGATGGTTTCTAAACCAATTTCAATTTCATGTTGAACCCGCATGATGGTTCTAGCAAACTTAACATCTAGCTGGGACAGGTTTGCTTTTCTTTCTGGGGACTTGTCTTGTTCAACAATAAAATCCTTTGGAATCTTTAAACATGCTAAGAGTTTATCTCGGAAATACTTAACATCATCAACCTTGTCTAGGTTTTGTGCTCCGGGCAAAGTATCGATCTTGGTTTCATTATTTCCACGGTGAGGTACGAAATAATCTTCGTCCAAAGACATTGGATTGAGTTTTTCGTTTATATTGCCTGTGGTGGAATCAAAGAACTTTTCTTTCTTAAACTTTTGCTTTAGCTTTTCCATAAAAGCTTCAGCTTTAGCTGTAGGAAGGCTACCCACATTTATGTAAAATATCCGGCGTTCGGGCGCACGCGAGAGGCGATAAATTAACATGGCATCTTCCATCAATTTAAGTGAACGGAAAACACGAATGGCGAATGCTGCGATGGACTTGCCGTAAGGATAGTACTTAGGATCTGATGTATGCATCCTAAAATGAACAATTTGATTTTTATCCAGCCCAATGTAAGAACTCTTTTCCATGGTGGTGGACTGATATCCGAAGGAATTCCAAGTTCCAGTATTTTTTTGTGGAATTTCTTGTAGGAAGTCGGTCAAGTACCCGTATTCGTTTTCAACTCGAATTATATAATTTGGATTTAAAACCTTAATTCTTTGAATCCCCGCTTTAGGGTTGTTTAAATCCATGACCAGTTCAATAAAACAATCTCCGTACTTGACAGCGTTTCGGGTTATATCCCAATAAAATCTATCAAGTTTAATCGTTTCAAATAACCTCTCCACTCTCTTTATAGTTAACTGGGAATTGGCTGTGACAGCCCATCGACGATTATGTGTGTCTCGTTGAGTGCAATCATCCGCGTAAATATCAAACGCTGCTCCTACTTCTGGGTATTCATCCATTGATTCGAATTGTGAATACCTATTTTTCCTGTTCATCTCCAATTCTGGGATAAACGGATTCCTAATTACTTCAGGAGATCCCCCCGGTTTGTGATAAATTACATTTGGGTTTACAATTGTATCACCACCAACAGGGTGTATTGGTGTTGGGGAATCGCTTGATTGTTGGGCCATGTATGGTTGAGCTTTTGTAGCAAAGTACCTGCTCCACCATTTTCCAAACACTCCTAGTGGGTTAAACCAAGGTGTTGCCGCTGCGGAGGAGTTTGGATTACCAAACGCCGTTTCTCCCATTTCATTTATTTGTTTCTTCCCAGAATCCATTTAATTTCCTCTGCTGGTAAATCTTTCCAATATTTGGAAACTTCTGCTTTTCTGCTTTCAATACTTAAGGGTTCTACTGCATTAGTCCTATGTTGACTAAGCAAAGCAGGGGATGTTTGGATTAGTTTATTAAATCCAAATACTGCCAATTTAAGTGCTGAAATCAAATCATCATGATGTCCTTTAGACGCTTCGACCTTGCCTCGTTCATTTATTTCAAAAGCAAGGAGTTCTTTAACTAATCTTTCTGAGTTTATGGTAACTTTTCTGTTGCGGATGGTTTCTTCCATTTCGGCCAACATAACTTGATTATTATTGGATGTTATGTTTATTCCAAAATCATTTCTATCATCCATCCAAAGGTTTTCATATTCCTGCCTTTCAAACAACTCTGATACCAAACTAGCTCCGATTCCATTCCGCTCAGGAATTACTTTGCAAATATTATAATACAGAGCTTCTCTTGCAATTATCTCTGCAAACTCATTTATTGGTGTCTTGTTAGAATAAAACTCGGCAACCTGTTCTCCATTATAAGTATTAAGCACAACAAAGGAAGAATAATCCAACTCTCGGCCTAATGCGGTATCCACCCCCATTACATATTCGTAATAAGGCTCAGGCTCCTTCCACACGCGCATACGCCCCTGATATTTTGTATCATACTTATGTTTAATATTCTCGTGCAAGAACTGCAAAGACTCGCCATCAATATAGGTGGATCCAGTACCTAGGAATTCCTTCTCGTACTCCTGCCTCCAACGCTTAAGACCAATGTTCTTTTTGGTAATTTCCTCAAACCGCCGAACATCATACTTCTTGTCCTTCTCTCGGATGTACTCGTACAACCACTCATACTTTTCATTGTACTTATACTGTGGATGTTCCCACCAATCTATCTCTATTAAGTTGAATTCGTTCCGTCCAGCTTTAGCTTCTTGATAAGTATTAAAATACCAATTACCCATACCATTAACGGTAGATAAAACAAATACCCTACCACCCGTAGAAATAATTGGATAAACTGCTGCCCAAATGTCATCAATGTGTTCAATGAATGCTGCCTCGTCAATCATCAAGAAATAAGATGCAAGTGAACGACCTGAAGTCTTTTTGGCTGGTCTAGCCTTAATCTTGCATCCATTAGATAATTCTAATGTGTGCTTGTTATCTCCACCACGGATAATCTTGGGTTGCATCCAAGGTGGAAGCTCGTCATACATAATTTTAATTCTAGACAAGATTTCAATCGACTCTGTATCGCCAATTGATAAAATAGTAATTGTCTTGTTCTTTTGGAATACTGCCATGTGCATGATGTACGCACAACCTATAGTAGTACACCCTGCCTGTCTAAACTTGCGAAGAAAATTAAATCGGTTGGATTCTAAATCGTCAATAATCCGTTCTTGGAATGGAAACAAATCAAAATTAACTAAACCTAGTAGCTGGTGTTCAACTTTAATATAGTTACGAATAAAATACTTAACATCATTCTTACACTTAAGGAATTCTTCCTTAAGCTCTTCTTTGCTCATCTCTTTCCAAGATTTCTTTTTAACTTCAGGCAGCATAATTAATTTTAACTCTCCATTACTATAATAGGTATTATGAATAAAATAAAATATTTTGCTCTAATACCTACTAAGAGTACTGAATTTAAAGATATAACAAAAGATCTACTATCTTATTTAGCTAAGACAGGAGTAGATGTTATATTATTACCAAATAAAAAGTCTATTTTCGGTGCTTATACAGAAGGATTAAATTTAATAGAGCAAAAAGGTGTACAACCTAACGATGTAATTATTTTATGTCATGACGATATTGAAATCCTGAATAAACCAGAGCACTTCCGAGAACAGCTTAATTTCATAGCTAATAATCCTAATCTAGGGTTTGCTGGACCCGCAGGAACTACTTTCTTAGGTGACAATGCTACTTGGTGGGATCATCAAGTTTGGCAAGCAGGACATCATAGTGGGTTTGTAATGCATGGTACAAAATTTAATCAACATACAACCTATTATGGTGACTACAGACAAGTAGTGGTACTAGACGGATTGTTCCTAGCTGCTAAATATCAAACACTTAAGTCTATAAAAATGGAAAGACCCTCTACATTCGAGGGTATGTGGGACTTCTACGATTTGTACTATACAATGCAAGCTCACAAACTAGGACTTAATAATAATACTCTTCCTTTCTTTATTAGGCACGAATCCATGGGGGATTTGGCAGGAAGAGATTCTTGGCATAAAAACCGAGAAGCATTTAGAAAAATGTACCAACTACCGGAGAGAATATGATAAACTTGTTAATGTACATCCTGTGCT